GTGGCTCCCCTGTCGGTCGGAAGGCGATGCGTAAGTATGCGTACAATATCATGGTTTCCCATGGTGTCCGTGCTTACGACATTGCCACCCACCTTGACAATGTGGTTGCAGCAGCAGTCCTCAAGGTCGATGCGTCCCGCCAATTGGCCGTCCACAACGTCATCTTGGAACTGGGTGGGAAAATAAGTAAAACCATCCCGTAGGGCGGCCGGTATGTTGAGAGTTGTGCTACTTTTGTGTCGGTTGCCCCGGACACAGAGGATTTAAAAGTGCGACGATCAGCTGCTGGTCGCCCTACAGCCCAGTGTTTTGTTGGGTTGAGCCACCCATGTGCTAGTGAACACCCGGTGAGGCCCTTTGCTAACAACATTGATAATGTGATTTCCGGCTTGAAAGAGCGGGTGTTCTTTATTAATGCCAATGGCGATGTGCGCCCCGAGTTTACTGCTGATCCGGCCCCTCTTTTCCAGTTGTCTGTTGCTTTGTCTAAACTTGTTGCTCCTGCGCGGGTGAGTTGGGAACATTTTGTTTCCACTCGTCCCGGTAGCAAGCGCAAGCTTTATGAGGAGGCACTTAGGCAGCTGAAGGAGGAGCCGTTTGATTTGCGGGATCTAGCCGAAACACACTTATTCACTAAATTTGAACGAACTTGGTGGACCAAGCCTCAGGTCCCACGTATAATAAATCCGCGTGATCCACGCTACCATATTTTGCTTGGTAGCTACATACACGGCGTGGAGCAGCCCATCTTTACCGCTCTGCAGCACCTGTTGAACCAGGAAGTGCCTTGCATAGCCAAGGGGCACACCCAAGAGGACAAAGCCGAGCACATTCGTGCTTTGCTTAAGCCAGGTTGGAAGTGTGTCGGCTTGGATGCGAGCAGGTTTGACCAGTGCATCGGAGCTGAATTGTTGGGCGTGGAACATGCTGTGTACTCTGGGATATACGCTGGGGACAGGGAACTTGCTCGCCTGCTGAAGTGTCAGCTTAAAAATCGCGGATTGTACAGAGGCCGCGATGGAAAGGTCAGAGCCAGTATGGGTGCCATTAGGTGTTCGGGGGATGTTAACACGTCTCTTGGTAATTGTATCATATCTGTTTTGTTGGCACACCAGTACTGTGTGGAGCGCTCAATCGCCCACAAAGTTTACTGCGACGGCGACGATTTGTTGCTGTTTGTACATAGGGGCCAGAGTTTGGATGATTTGCCTGCA